CCGGGGGCGCCGCCCACGGGCCGGCGAGCCAGCGCACCCACGACGTCTTGCGCGTGCCCTGCGGGCCAACGAGGACCAGCGAGGAGTCCACCTGCCACCCGGGACGGTACGCGCGGGCCACGGCCGCCACGCATGCCCGCATCACGGCCCGTGACGCCCAGCGGCGCTCATCCTCGTCGTCGCGGTCCACGCCCGGCAGCACCTCTTGGAGCGTGGCGGCGCCACCAGACAGGCGCGGCACGCCGTCCCACTCCAGCCGGTCCAGGTACGAGGTCAGCGGGTCGATCTCCCGCCCGGGCTGAGAGGCGGAGAGGCTGAGCAGCTCCCTCACCGTGGAGATCGACGGCACGTCCCCGCCGTAGTGCTTGCCGAGGTACTGCTGCACCGCGGCCTCGTCCTCGTCCTGATCGGGGTACAGGCCCAGGCGCCGGGCCTCCTGCTCGAACAGCTCGGACTCGCTGGCCCACTCTGGCTTGACCCCCCAACCCGGTCGGCGCCCCATCGCGGAGATGGCCCTGGAGGCGAGCATCGGGTCCATGTCCACGAGTGTCTGGCGGTCCTTGGCGTCGGTGAGCGCCCGCTTGCCCGTCTTGGGGTTGCGAGGGCTGAGCGCCGCCTCGCACGCCTCGATGGTCAGCGGGCCGTCCGGCTGGGGGCCGGCGTCGAAGGTGGCGTCGGCCATCTCCTTGGCGACGGCGGGAATCTGCGCTGCGTCCACGCCCATCAGCGCCCGGGAGCGGCGCTCGGCCGGGGGCTTGTCCTGGTCGTCCTGGGCGCTGCCGGTCTGAAGGCCATGGCGCCACTCGGCCACCAGGTCGAACACGCTCATGGTCTGCCCGTGGGTCGGCGAGGTGCCGGCGTGGTCGAACCACAGCGTGCGATCCTCGTTGACCGGGGTGAGCCCGGGCTGAGTCTGAGTGGAGTCGATGTGGATGAAACCATTCCCGCAGGGGCGGTAGGGGAGCTGGAACTCCTCGATGGCCTCCTCCATTGAATAGGTCCGGTTGAATGCACCTGCAGCACCGGGGAGCTGAAGCGGGTCCCGGCGGGTGCGGTGCTTCGGTGAATTGGAATCAGCGGGGCCCTGATTGAACATCGGGGCGGAGTTGAGAACTGAATCCACCTCGATAGGGTCGCCATTAATGCGGTGCACCTCGACCCCGAACAGCTCGGCGTTCGAACCGGGGATGATGTGTGGGAGGAAAAAGCGGTGGCACCCCGCCATGGCAGACGGGTCGACAATTACGCCGAGCTTCTCCGCCGCCCATTTCACGAGGGTCGGATAAGCGCCGGGGTGAACAGGGCGATCAATGGCGATGATGACCCGGAGCCGAGGGCGCTCGGCGGTGTGGGATGCGGTCGTGTGGACAACGGAGTCCCACCCCTGCCGGCGGAGCCGCTCAGGCACGTCATGCGGCACGTCCTGGTCCAGGTCGAGCACGACGGCGGTGTGCTCGACGACGTTCTCCGCCGTTGCGCGGGGGGCCCTCAGCGTCCCCACGAACACGCCGGGGACGGACCGAGGGTCCTTCTCCAGGACGGGGGCGGAGGCTGCGAGGTCGGTGAAAGTGTCTAGGGTCCACTCCTTCTGGCGGTAGTCCCCGCTCGCGAGGGGGGAGGCCAGGGACACTGGAATGGTGATGGCGGTCACGATTTATCTCTCTCTAGGTTGAGGTCGGGGGTCTGCCACCCGCCAAGGCGGGGCGGAGCGGCTTGACCCGGACGCTACCATGATGGTGGGGAACCTTGCAAGGGGGAAACGTTGCAACGACGCGGCGCTACTAGGTTGACTAGGTAAATGGGGCGAAATCGGTGAAACTTTGCGCGCCGTCAGGTAACGATTCGTTACCCTCGTGTCCCAGGTCATATGACCGAGCGGATATATCGGCGTCGTGATCTACCCAACCGGGCGGAAGCGTGTCCGCTGGGCCCGAGATGGTGCGATTTCGCGCACTTAGCACGAACCCAGTAGACCCGGAATCGGCGGAATGACGCCAAAAAGTCCCCCCTTCTACTAACTACTACCTTCTTTCTATAGAGAGTAGAGAGAGAGAGTAAAGGAATGGTAAAGAAAAAGGGGGAGAGAACTATACGCGGGCGCGCGCGAGGCAGCAGCTTGTGACTGGGGTCACGCTGCACCGGGGCCGGCTCCCGCCAACGGTCGTGGGGGCGACCCACGTGGCGCGGACCACACTTGCGCGCTCAGCGCCCCGCCAGGTACGCTGGAGCCATGACGCCGACCATGCCGCCCACGAGATGCACCCAGCCGGGGTGCACGCGCTTGACCCCCTCCGGCGCATCGAGGTGCCCCGCCCACGCCAACCGGACCCCCTCGGCACACACCCGGTGGCTCCAGGCCCACCCCTCCGACCGGGCCCCCTGGGCCTCCCTCCGCACCCGGACCCTCCAGGCCCACCCCTCCTGCCAGTGGCAGGGCTGCACCGCCCCGAGCACCGAGGTGGACCACATCGTGGAGATCGCCGACGGGGGCGCCTTCCTCGACGAAGGAAATGTTCAGGCGCTTTGCCGTGAGCACCACGAGCGCAAGACAGCAATCGCAGCTGCGAATCGAAAAGCGAATAGCACTCGGCTCCGCAAGGCGAAGGGCAAAGCCGTTAAGCGCAAGCCGCGCATTCCACGCGACGCGACTTGGGTCGAGTAAAGCCTCAACAATCGAGGCACACACCAATTCAAAAATGCAAAACTGATTCAACGTGGAGTCGAGAAACCGAAACGGCGACGAAGCCGAACGGGGGATTGAAAATGGCGGAGGGGCGTTCCGCAAAAACAAAACACGCCGCCAGGGGGGCGCGCCCGTCATTCCAAGCCAAAAACTCGGCATTCGGCCCCTCTCGCGCACGGGCGCGAGGCGTGCTAGGCTGGTCTCGCCGCCGGACGCAGACCAACACGAGGATCGAAGCTTGCACTATGGGGTAGCGTCCGGCGGCTCCCTACCGACCAGATTACGAGGAGCCGACGATGAGCCGCAAAGCCGGTCAGAGCGTGAGCGACGCCCGCCTACCGCGCGGGCTCCGGCTCGTGGACGACTCGGTGCCGGAGAAGGCCACGATGCACACCGCGGCGGCGCTTCCGCGTGACGCCGCCCGGCTGGAGCCGCCCTCGACGCTGAGGGCGGACCTGCACCCCCTGTGGGACGAGATCACGGGCTCGCTCCACGCGAGCGGCCTCCTGGCCGCCGCGGACACCACGATGGTGTCGCTGCTCGTGCAGGAGCTGGAGCTCTACACCATCGCGGTCGGCACGGCCCGCGCAGAGGGCGTGATCCTCTACAGCGAGAAGGGCACGCCGGTCGCCAACCCGGCGTTCTCCATCGCATCGACGCACGCCCGCGTTATCGAGGGGCTGTGCAAGACGATGGGCCTGACCTTCGTGGCCCGCGCAGCGATGGACGCGCCGGAGTCTGTGAAGGCGAAGGCTGGCAACCCGTTCGCCGTCTAGCCTGATCCCATGCCAGCCGTTACAACTTCAGACCGCGCACGCGCCCACGGGCTGTCTCCTGAGGTCCGCTGGTACTGCGAGAGCCGCGGCTACGAGGTACCCGAGTGGACGAAGCCGCTGTGGCGCACACCCGAGCCCGGCGAGGAGCAGGGTGCCCGCTTCGACCCCGCTCGCGTTGACCGGGTGATCGCTGCGCTGCGGGCGCTGCGGCACACACAGGGGGAGTGGGCCGGCAAGCCGCTGGAGCCGTCCCCGTGGCAGGTGGCCTACGTCCTGGCCCCGATCTTCGGGTGGGTGATCGAGGACGCTGACGGCAAGACGGTGCGCTGGTACCGGGACGCCTGGGTCGAAGTGCCCCGCAAGAACGGGAAGACGACCCTGAGCGCCGCCATCATGGTCTACCTAGCCTTCGCCGACGGCGAGGGTGGCGCACAGGTACTCCTTGCAGCTGGCTCGAAGGATCAGGCCCGGCTCGCTTACGACCCGATCGCGCTCGCGGTCGGTGCATCGCCGCAGATGGCTGACGCCGGCGTGCGCGCCTGGAAGTCGAAGATCATCCGCGCGGCCGACGGGGCGGTCATCAAGCCCGTGGCGAGCGTCGGGGACACGCTCCAGGGCACGAACCCGCACGGGTACCTGGCCGATGAGATGCACGTCCACAAGGACCTCGACCTCATCCAGTCGCTCGAGACCGGCACCGGCGCTCGCCGTCAGCCGCTTGGCTTCGTCATCACGACGGCGGACGCCGGCGGAACCATGACGCCCTACGCCGTCCGCCGATCGAGGGCGGAGAGCGACTGCCGTGGCGAGCCGTCTCGGCGCTACGTGGTGATCTTCGCCGCGCCGAGGGGTGCGGACCCGTTCGACGAGGAGACGTGGAAGCGGGCCAACCCCGGCTATGGCGTATCCCCGACGCGCGAGTCGATGCGAGCTGCGGCTGAGGAGGCCAAGACCGGCCCCGAAGAGCGCGCGGCGTTCGAGCGCCTGCGGCTCAACCGCCGACTGAAGCAGTCGGCGAGGTACATCGACCTGCCCAAATGGGACCGGAGCGCCCCGACCCCGTTCAGGACGCTCGACGATCTCGCTGGCCGCCCGGTCGTGGGCGGCCTGGACCTCGCCAGCGTCTCGGACCTCGCGGCGCTGTGCTGGCTGACTCCACGCCAGCACAGCGACCCGAAGGGGACTCCGCTGTGGTCGGCTGTGTGGCGCACGTGGACCCCGGAGGAGAACCTCAGGGCGCTGGACAAGCGCACGCTCGGAGCCGCCTCGCGGTGGGTGGAGCAGGGCCTGCTTGAGCTCACGCCGGGTGACGTGCTGGACTACGACGTCGTGCAGCGACGCATCGAGGAGGACGACCGCGACATGCAGGTCGAGGCGATCGGCTTCGACCCATGGTCGGCCACACAGCTCTCGACGTCGCTCTACGGTCAGGGGCTCCCCATGGTCAAGGTTCGGCAGGGGTACGCGTCGATGAGCGCCCCGCTGAAGCGGATGAAGGCGCTGGTCTACATGCGTGACCTCGGCCACGACAACCCGATCGCTGACTGGTGCATCGACAACCTCGCTGTGGCTCGAGACCCATCGGGGAACGTGAAGCCCGACAAGGCGAAGTCCGGCGAGAAAATTGACCTGGTGGCTGCATTAGTGACCGCGATGAGCCAGGCGATGATCTTCGACGCCGAGAGGGAGGCTCAGGCCGCCAGTGAGGAGCACGGCGCTGGCTTCCTGGTGTGAGTCACCGTAGGATTGACCCATGACACCAACCCGCATGACCGTTGCGCTGACTGACGACACGCAGTTGTCAGTCCGAATCCGACCGATAAGTCTTCTTCTGTGGCGCGTTAAGCGCGTGCTCCGGCTGGAGGCTGAGCTGGATGGGGAGCAATTGACCATGTGGGTGCCATGGAGAAGCGTGCTGGCCGTCGCCATCGCGCCGGAGGAGGAGAACGACTAATGGCGCTGACGGCTAAGGGCGGAGCGCTCGCCCGCCTGACGGTGGCTGATCCGCCGATCACGTTGCGTAGCGTGCGAGGCCGCTCCGCGACGGCGGGGGCTGTGGCCGGGATGAGCATCCGCGGTGTGTGGGAGAGCCAGCCGAGCGTGCGCAAGGTCGTGTCGTTCATGGCGAGCACGGTCGCAGCGCTCCCGTGGCGCGTCTACCGCGCTGAGGACGGGGGCCGGGAGCGGCTGTACGACTCCCCGGCCGAGACTCTTGTGCGCAGGCCCACACGGTTCACATCTTCTGCGGACCTTGTGACCGGTCTTGCGCTTGATTGGCTGCTGTACGGCTCGGCTTGCGCAGTGCTGGTTGACGAGGAGATCGTCCGCGTCCCCGCGCCGCTGCTCATGCTCAGCACGGACGTGTTCGGCCGGGTGAACGACGTCGCCACGGTCGCCGGCGGGGAGACGGTCAGCCTGGCTGACCTACCCGTGGCGCTCATGCACGGCTGGGACCCGGACGGCTCAGGGGCCGTCGCCCCTGTGCGCACGCTGCGCGCCCTGCTGGCTGAGCTCAGTGAGGCCGAGGGCTGGCGCCGCCGCATGTGGACCGACGTCCCACGCGTGTCCGCCCAGGTGACCCGCCCCAAGGACGCACCGCGCTGGTCGGACGAGAAGCGTGAGCGCTTCCTCCAGGCCATGGCCGACTTCAAGTCCTCGACGTCGGGCGGGTCCATCCCGGTGATGGAGGATGGCATGAAGCTGGAGAGCGCGCCGCAGGTGCAGCCAGACCTCTCCAGCGCTTCGAGCGTCCGCACCCTGACCGACATCGAGGTCGCCGGCTACTTCGGCGTCCCGCCTGAGCTGCTCGGCATGCGCGAGGCGAATTACGGCGGCTACGCGGCCCTGCGCCGCGACCTGTACACCCGTGTGCTCGGCCCGCTCATCGGCCGCATCGAGGACGCGCTGAACGCCGAGATTGTCCCCGCGCTCGCCGGGGGCGACACCGCCGTCTACGGCATGCTCGACCGCACGGAGGCCCAGGACGGCACGCTGCTTGAGCGCGTCCAGGCGCTCCAGTCCGCCACCGGCGGCCCCGTGATGACGCGCGCCGAGGCCCGAGAGCGCCTCGACCTGCCCTACCTCGAGGGCACGGAGGAGCTCATCGTCCCCCTGAACGTCATCCAGGGCGGCCAGGCCAGCCCCACGGACTCAGGCTCGCAGAACCTCAACGGCTCGGACACGAATCAGCTCGACCACCGGCAGCAGGACGGGGCCGCTGAGGAGGGGAAGTCTCTGGTCCCAAAAGCCCGAATGGTCTTGAAGGCTGTGACTTCAAGACCGTCGCCTTCGATTCTGGAGCAGATGCGCCGGGCCTACGTCGATGAGCTTCAGCGCGGGGGGCTGAGTGAGGCCACCGTCGAAGCCCTGGCTGACCGCATCGAGCCGTTCCTCGCCGAGCAGGCCATCGAGGCCGCCAACGGCGTGATTCTCCGCTCGGGAACTGGCACGGAGACAATCGGACGCGGCGCGATTCGGAACTACATCCGGCAGATGGCCGAGGGCAAGGCCGACGCCGCCGTCGAGGCCGCGATGCGCCTCCTCGGCGCCGTGTCGGGAGATGACGCGGCGCAGGACACCGCCCGGGAGACCATCGAGGACATCCTCTCCGAGGACCGCCTTGGCCTGTGGGCGGACGCCTCTACGAAGGACGCCACGGGTTTCGGCTCCCAGGAGGGGGCTCGCCGCTCCGGCGCCGTGAAGAAGATGTGGGTCCACAACGGTTCGAGCCATCCGAGGGCCGAGCACGCCGCGATGAACGGCGAGACGGTGGACATGGACGACACGTTCTCCAACGGGATGCGCTGGCCGCACGACTGGGGTGGTGGGGATGCCGACGACATCGTGGGCTGCAACTGCGACATCGCTTACGTGTGGTGAACCGTAGGCTTAGACCATGAAGCGAACCGTTCAGAAGCACGCCCGCGCTTGTATCACCGTGGGTACAAGCAAGGCCGCGGCCGGCCGACGTCGTGAGGACGAGAAGCCCGAGGACGAGAAGCCCGAGGACGAGAAGCCCGAGGACGACAAGCCCGAGGACGACAAGCCCGAGGACGACAAGTCGGAGCCCGGCACCTTCACGGCCCTCGTCGCCGTCTTCGGCAACGTGGACTCCGACGGAGAGGTGACCGACAAGGGCGCCTTCACCGAGGCGCTCGCCGAGCGCCCCACGGTGCCCATCATGTGGAGCCACGGCTACGGCACCTCCGACATCGTGGGCTACTCGACCAAGGCAGAGGAGACCGACGAGGGGCTGCTGCTGGAGTGGAAGGCGCTCGACACCGAGATCGGCCGCTCTGTCGCCGAGCTGCTCGAGGTCGGCGCCATCACGGACTTCTCATACTCGGCAATCGTCGAGGACTACACCTTGGAGAAGTCCGACGACGGCGAAATCCGCCACCTCACTAAACTGGACCTGTGGGAGGCCGGGCCGTGTCTGCGCGGTGCGAATCCTCTCGCCAAGCTGAAGTCTCAGGACGCACCTGAGGCCGACGACGCCGCGCAGCGGACCGCCCGTGCCCGGCTGGCCCTCCTGGGCCTCTGACCACCGAAAGGAATGCACCGTATGAGCACTCGTGAGGAGCTGCTTCAGGAGGCCGGCGAGCTGCGCGCCAAGAGCGAGCTGACCGAGGCCGACCTCGCCCGCGTTGACGAGATCGTGGACTCCGTTGCCAAGATGGACGCGCAGGCCGCCGCCCGCAAGGCTGCCTCCGACAAGCTGGCCGCCATTGCCGAGCGTGCCCCCAAGGCGGCCAAGGCCGTCTCCGACGTCGTTGAGGTCGTCGGCAAGACCGCAGGTGAGCGCTTCGTCCTGTCCCCTGAGTGGCAGGCATTCAAGAGCCGCTTCTCCTCCGGCTTCTCCAGCGCCACCGATCAGGTGGACCTCGTGGTACGCGACCTGGTTGGTAAGGCCGACGTCGCCCACCGCGGCACCGCCACCACCGGCGGCTCCGCCTTCCACCTGGGGTCCCCGGTTGACGACGAGGTGCGCGCCCAGTACGGTCCGCTGCTGTCGGCCATCACCACCGGCACCACCGATGCCGCGGTGATCCCCTACCGCGCCCTGACCGCTGTCACCCCTGGCCCCGACATCAAGGCCGAGGCCAAGGCGGACAACGGCACCGGCGCCGCCGGCGGCGTCTTCCCGCTGGCCACCATCGCCACCCGCGCCGACACGGCCACCACGACCACCATCGGCGAGGCTCTGCCGGTCACTGACGAGGAGCTCGCGGACGACTCCGTGATGGTCACCCTCGTCGGCGAGGTCCTTATGGCCCTGGTCATGCAGAAGATCGAGGGTGAGATCGTCTCCGGTACCGCTACCGGTGACCGCCCGCGCGGCATCATTGGTGCCCCCGGTGTGCGCACTCAGGCGAAGGTCGGCACCGGCAACGACGCCATCTTCAACACCCTGCGCAAGGCGCTGACCGCGCTCGGTGACTCCGCTCAGGGCGCCCAGATTGTCCTCAACCCCGAGGACCTGGAGTCCGTGGACCTCGCCGCGGACAAGAACGGCCGCTACCTCGGCGCCGGCCCGTTCGGCTCCCTGAACCTCCAGCTGTGGGGCCACAAGGTCATTGCCTCGACCGCTGTCGCCAAGGGCACCGCCATTGTGGGTGACCTGAAGGCTTATGAGCTGTACTGGCGCGAGCAGTACGTCGCTCAGGTCTTCAACCAGCACAGCGACTACGCCCTCCGTGGCCTGTCGCTGCTGCGCGGTAAGTCCCGCGTGATCGGCGTGTTCCGCCGCCGCAAGGACGTGTGCGTGGCGACCATCGCCTGACGCACCTTGACGCCGAGGCCCCCGGTTGATCCCGATAGCGATCCCGGGGGCCTCGTGCTATGCGCCACACTTGACAACAGATCATTCGGCGACGTAGTGTGTGAACACACCAACCACCGAAGGGATCCAACCATGCGCCTTGCCCGAGACCTCGCCTCCGCCGTAGCGATCGTGTCCTTTGTCCTCGCCGCCATCTTCGCCGGCATGTACCTGCTCGGTGTCGGACAGCCCGACGACACCGAGCTGATCGCCCCTCAGGACGGCTACACCAGCGTGTCCGTCCCCGCCCAGGGGGGTCAGCTGCGCGTGGATGAGCGACTCGTTGCCCCCGCTGCAGAAGCTCCGTCGTTCGCCTGAGGAGGCACACCATGCAGACCACGCGCTACGCAAAGTTCAGCGACGGATCAATCGCCACCGTGACCACCACGGTCGCCAGACAAGGAATCACGGTCATTGGGGAGGCACCGTTCCCCCTGAGGCCAGGCCAAGACCCGAACGAAGTCATCCCGTATGAGGGACTGCACATGCAGACCGAGAACGTGTGTGACCTCCTCGTCGAGGCCCGTGAGGCGCTCATGCGCTGCGGCTACGCATCCGCCTGCCCTATCGCCAACACGCTGAATGTCTTCGTACCCCGAGCCAGCGGCACAGATATCCACTGTGCCACCATCTACGGCGACTACAACGGTCTCAGCATCTCGGGCCCTCAGGCCGGGTCGCTGGCCAGAATCCTCGACGCCGAGGGGGTGAGGGTGCTCGTAGACTGAGCATATGGCCGCACACCTCTGCTCTATTGCCGCGCTCGCGCGCTCGCTCGGAAAGTCAGAACAGGACCCGAACCTGATCTACGCCGTCGAGCGTGCGAGCGCGCGTTTTCGTTCCGCCGTCGGCCACAATGTCACCAAGGAGACCAAGACCCTGGTTCTGGACCCGCCGGCGGGGGAGACGCTGCTTCTACCAGTCAAGGGCGTCTCAGCGCTCACTGTGAAGCTTGGCGGCATCCCGCTGGAGCACGTGACGTACTCCCCGCGCACGGGGGCACTGCGCCGCCACGGCGGCTGGGGCACCGAGCTGGGCACCATCGAGGTCACGTACACCGCTGGCACCGACGAGGTTCCTGACGACGTTGCGGATGCGGTGGCGGAGCAGGCCGCGAGCATCTACGCCACGCTCGCCACGCCCGGCGTTCAGCAGATCAGCCAGGGCGTCCGGTCCATCACCTTCGGCACGGCGTCCACCGTCGGCACCACACAGCGGTGGTCCGAGGCCGTGGAGCGGCATCGCATCGACGGGCAGGGCATCCTGTGAGCGTGTGGTCAACCCTTTTCGGGTCCGAGATTCTCACCGTCACCGAGCCGACGGAGACCGAGGATGCCCACGGCGCCCCGCGCCGGGAGTACCCGGCGGCCAACGCCCGCCAGATCATGGGTGTCGACGTTCAGGCCGGCCCCACAGGCGAGAACAACTCTCACCGCGATGGCGAGTCGTGGGACCAAGTTGCCTACGTTGACGCGGCCGCGGCGGCCACGATCTCGAAGCACGCTCGCATCGACTGGCGTGGCAAGTCGTACCGGCTCGTAGGCCCCATTCGGATCATGACCGGTGCTGCACTCCTCCCGGACGCCGCAGTCCTCAACCTTCGTCGCTGGGAGGGCTGATGGGCTTCGGACGAATTGAGTTCCACCACGACGGGTTCAATGAGCTCCGCAAGTCATATCAGGATGAGATCGACTCCTTCGGCGAGAGCGCAGCGGCCAGCGCCAACGCGATGGCGAGCCTGGGCGACAGTGACGAGGCCCGGGGTGGGCAGAGGAAAGCCGGGGAAGAGCCGTTCGCCTACCAGTCGAAGCCGAATGCCACGCGCGCCCGAGGCATCGTGAAGACTGCCACCTACTACGGCCGCCTTGTGCAGGCGCGCGATGATGTCCTTACCCGAGCAGTTCTAGGAGGCTGACCATGGCGCAGCTGATTCTCACCAAGGACCCTCTGCCGGCGCTCATCGCCGCGCTCCGAAGCGAGTGCGCGAAGGTGGTGGGCGCCCCTGTCAAGGTCTCCTCGATCCTGGCCAAGGACCCGGGCGCTGGGAACACGATCCACGTGTACGTTGCCGGCGGCTACCCGAAGACCATGGTGTCGTCCGCGGCAACGGTGCTTATGCACTGCTACGCCAAGGATGGCCCGTCGGCTCAGCGGTTGGCCGCCGCCGCCGCCGCCGTCGTGGCTCTTGATCGGCAGGAGTGGCACTCGGGGCGCGTGCAGAGCGGGCCCTACGACAACCCGCACCCGGACTATCCGCACCTGCACCGGTACTCGGTTCAGGCTGAGGTCACCACGGAGTCTGAGCGCCTCGAAGTAGACTAGAGCCAAGCCCGCCCGAGGTGCGGGGACCCCGCACTACAAGGAGGACTGAATGCCCGTCAACGGCAAGAGCGATGCCTCAAACGTCATCGCACCCAAGCCGATGTCCGTCATCGGCGGTGTGTTCGTGTGCACTACCGAGGACGCCAAGAAGATCACCGCCCACGTTGACCTTACCAATGCCCCGACCGGGGTGACGCTGGAGGCCATCGGCTACTTGACGGATTCCGGCCCGAAGCGCTCCATCTCCAACTCCACCTCAAAGGTGAAGGCGTGGGGCGGCGACGTCATCCTGTCCACCCGTGAGGGCGCTGAGGCGACAGTCGAGATTCCGGTCGCCGAGTACCTGAACATCACCGGCCACAAGCTCGTTTACGGCGACGCCAACGTCACCAAGACGGGCAAGAGCATCAACATCGTCGGCAAGCTCAACGAGATTCCGCCCCACCGCGGAATCGTGGTCATCGTCAACACCGACGTTGCCAGGGGAACCATCGTCTACGACGACGCCCAGGCCGTTATCGATGGTGATGTCGAGATGAACGGCAAGGACATCATGGCCAACACCCTGAAGCTCGACCTGTTCCCGGTAGACGGGGCGTTCTACCGCGAGTTCTGGGTCAAGAACTGACACACCCAAGCACCAACCGAGAGGATCACACAATGACTAAGCCCGCCGCCGGCGCCTTCCTCGTCCCGGGAGCCAAGGCCGACAAGGCTGAGAACCGCTTCATCTTCCGCCTCCCCGGCGAGAAGGAGGACCGGTCGATGCCGCTCTTGAAGCACATCAAGGCGTCTTACCGCCGTCGCCTCTCCGAGGTGTCTCGACGCCTGAAGGATGAGGACTCCTCTGAGGACGCTCAGGCGCTCGCCCGCCTTGAGGCCGAGGCGATCCAGTTCGAGATCATCGAGGACTGTTGCCCTGGTCTGACTGACGTCGTTTCCAGCGACCAGCTGGAGGCGATCATCACCGCTTGGGGAGAGGCATCCGGTACCTCTGTGGGGGAATCCTCGGCCTCCTGACGGAGGCCTACCGCTACGAGAACGCGGTGAGGTCTGACTTGCTTGGGATGGGGCGGTCACTCGACGACGTGTGGAGTGGCCGCCTCTCCTGGCGGGACCTCAAGGCATATCTCGTCAGCCCGCCGATGGGCTCATGCCTGGCCGTGGCCCGCGGATCGTGGTCGCCGAATGAGCACATGCAGTCGCTCATCGTGCACCTGCTGCGCGTCCTGTCCTGGCAGACCGCCGGTGACAAGCGCGTGGACCCGCCCGAGTACATGCCAGTGACCAACCTGATCCGCCCGCCCGAGAACGACACAGACAGTGCCACGCCATACGGCGAGGGCACCTCGATTGACGAGATGCGCCGCATCCTGAACCTACCGGAGGACATCGATGGCTGACGGGCCTAAGCTCGCGACCGCGTACTACGAGCTCATTGCCGCGGCCCCCGGTGCCGAGAGGCAGATCACCGACGCCATCATCCCTCCGGCCAAGAAGGCCGGAGAGGAGGCAGGCAAGGAGGCTGGGGAGAAGATCGGTGAGGGCGGTGCCGACGGAGGCTCTAAGTTCGGGGGCCTCTTTGGCGAGAAGCTGCAGGGGGCGATTAACCCCACGCTGATCGCCGCAGCGCTCGGAACCGCCGCCATCGGGGTCGGCAAGGCGCTGTATGACATCGGGGCAGAGTTCGATGGCATGTCGGACACCATCCGCACAGGCACGGGCGCCACCGGAGAGGCGCTGGAGAGCCTGGAGAACAGCGCGAAGAAGGTCGCCACGACGGTCCCGACCACCTTCGAGGACGCCGGGCAGACTGTCGCGGACCTGAACACTCGACTGGGCCTCACGGGCGATGAGCTGGAGACCGTGGCATCTCAGGTCATCGCGGCCGGAGACCTCTTCGGCGAGAAGCTCGACATCAACAAGCTCTCCTCTGCGATGTCCGCCTTCGCCATCCCGGCCACGGAGACGTCTGAGGTGATGGATGAGCTGTTCCGTATCAGCCAGGCCACCGGCGTGTCGATGAATACGCTGGCTGAGTCGTCTGCGAAGGCCGCGCCCACGCTCGGCAACCTCGGATTCGACATCGAGGACGTCGCAACGTTGGTCGGACGTCTCGACAAGGCGGGGCTCAACTCGTCGGCCACCATCGCGGCCTTGGGCAAGGGAATGGTCTCGCTGGCTAAGGATGGCGAGGCGCCCAAGGACGCCTTCAACCGCGTCATCGGGGAGATCGACAACCTGGTCAAGTCAGGTGATGAGGCCGCAGCGCTCACTCAGGCCGGCAAGATTTTCGGCACCAAGGGCGCGCCCCAGTTCCTCGAGGCGCTGAAGTCCGGCGCGTTCGACCTGAACACCCTTCGAGAGTCCATCGGCGCCACGGGTGACACCATCCTCGGCGTTCAGGAGGACACAGCCGACGGCCCCGAGAAGTTCCAGATCGCGGTGAACAAGGCGAAGCTCGCGCTCCAGCCGCTTGCCGCGACCGTGTTCGATGGCGTGGCGAAGGCGCTCGACTGGATCACGCCGAAGATGGAGGCGTTCATCGCCTGGGCGCATGAGAACCCCGAGCTCATCAAGGGGATCGCTATCGCGCTCGGCGTTCTGTCCGCGGCGATCTTCGTCGCGGCCGCCGCGCAGTGGGTGATGAACAGCGCTCTGCTGGCGTCCCCGATCACCTGGATCATCATCGGCATCGGGGCGATCATTGCGGCCATCGTCCTGCTCATCGCCAACTGGGACTCCGTATGGCCCGTGCTGGTCGGGGCCTGGGACACCATCGTGGCCGCGTGGAGCGTCGCGTGGGAGTGGATCAAGGGCTTCTTCTCCGGCCTGTGGGAGAGCGTCACGACGTTCGTTGCCGGCATCCCCGAGGCGATCATGAACTTCCTGTCCGGGGCGTGGGACACCATCTCTGGTTTCTTCTCCCAGATGTGGGAGGGGTTCGTCACGTTCATCACCGGCATCCCCGACATGATTATGAACGGCCTTGGGACGCTTTGGGACCTGCTCGGCCAGACGTGGTCGGCGTCCTGGGAGGCCATCAAGGCTATCCTCTATGGCGCCCTCGTGGGACTGCTGTTCATCCTCATCGGTATTCCGCAAATCGCGTGGAAGTTCCTCACCGAGCTGTGGAACGACCTGCCGGCGATTTGGGCCGCGGTATGGAACGGCATTACGACGTTTTTCTCCAACGTCTGGAACGGCCTCCTCAACACTGCCAAGTCCATTGGGTCTGCTGTCGTCAACTTCGCGGTGAGCATGTGGAACGCCATCCCCGGCGTGTGGAACTCCATCTGGAACGGCATCACGTCGTTCTTCTCCAACACCTGGCATGGTCTCTTGAGCACCGCAAGCAGTATCGGGTCCAGCATCGTCAACTTCGTCTCCAACCTGTGGAACTCGATTCCCGGGCTGTGGAGCTCAGCGTGGAACGGCATCAAGAGCCTCGTGATCAGCGCCATGACTGGGATGTGGAACGGAGTCAAGGAGATCGGCTCCAGCATGCTCGACTGGTTCCGCCAGCTCCCACAGAACATCATCAACATGTTCAGCAACGCCGGCTCCTGGCTCGTGAACGCTGGAAAGAACATCATCAATGGGTTCCTGAACGGGCTGAAGTCCGCCTTCACCGACGTTCAGAGCTGGGTTGGTGGCATCGGTGACTGGATCGCCGAGCACAAGGGCCCGCGGGCCTACGACCTCAGGCTTCTGGTCCCGGCCGGTGGCTGGATCATGGATGGTCTTCAGACCGGTCTGAAGGGCGCCATGCCGGAGCTCGAGCGGACGATGCGGGACATCACCAACGGGGTCAGAGTCGGGTTCGAGGACCCGGCCGCGCGCACGGCCTGGAAGGTCAGCCGGGGCTTCAGCCCCGACGTCGAGCTCGGCCCCGCGGCCCCCGGCGGTGTTCAGCCCACGATCAACATCACGAACAACTACCCGCAGAAGCAGGAGGACTGGAAGACAAGGAACGACGTCGCGCAGGGCATCGCCCTGGCCCTGTCCTAATAGACTGGTGTCATGCCCAACGACACGTACTCAATTGATGGCGTCCCGCTGGATGATCCGGCGGGGCGCTGGCGACTCACGGAGAAGACCGAGCTCCCACAGTGGGGTGCGATGGACTCGCCCAGCGTCAAGGTGCCCCGTTACGACGGCGTGCTCGCCCTGGCCCCGATGGCGGCCGGTGTCTCCACGGTGAAGCTGGAGCTGATCATCCTCGGCGCGCACCAGGCCGCCGGGCTGCGGACCCTGCGCCGTATCACGGGCACTCGGTCGCTGCACACCATGGGCTGGACCCGCCGCGACGGTGAAGAGCTTGAGGCGCTGGTGCGCGTGTCGAGCTCGGTGTCTGCAAAGCCCAAGGGCATCGACGGCGACCTACTGGTCTCCTTCACCCTTGAGGCGGTCGCCGGCGAGTGGCGACGGAAGACAGCCGAGCGCGTTGACATGGTGACGAACGGACGCAAGTCCTTCCCGATCATCTCCGGCAGGGATGCCATCGCCACGCACATTGCGGTCAAGGCTGACACCGACGGTGGGTCGGTCACCGTTCAGGACCTCATCGGTGGGTCGGTCCTGAGCGTGGGCCGTGTGCCGAGCCAGCAGTGGCTCATCATCAACACTGAGGAGTGGGACATCCGAACCGTGCCGCAGGGGCGGGAGCAGACCGCCGGGGAGGACGACCCCAGCACCATGCCGGTGGCACAGAGGTCGGTGCCTACGCTGTCGATCTCGCCAGGTGGGTTCAGGCTCATGCAGCGGGACAACGGCGATGGGGCCATTGAGGTCAACGGCGGTTCCGCGATCCTGTGGTGGAAGGGGGCATACTGATGGTGAGCACCGGAAGGCCGAAGATGATGCTGCGCGCCGTCGCCTACGGCGCCTACGGCGGGGATCGCATCGGGGTGCTGCACCATGCGACGAAGATCAGCCTGACCACCTCCATCTCAGGGGTTCCGACGCTGAAGCTCACCCACACTGAGGAACCGAACCCGGCACTGGAGGAGGAGAACGAGGTCGCCGTCGAGGTGACCTTCGACGGGGGGCTAACCTGGTCCGAGCCCGCCGGCGGGCGGTTCCTCGTCCGCAAGGCCACGTGGAACCTCCTGTCCGACGGCACGAAGTCCCGCACGATCGACTGCGTGCACATCAGCGCCCGGCTGAAGCAGGCCCTCGTCTGGGAGGAGAACTTCCGGCTGCGCAAGGACCCCAACAAGCCCGCGCAGGGGAACTCCACCACAGACGTCCCAGCAGACCTGGTGATCCAGACCTGGCTGAAGGCCCAAGATCGTGGGTGGGGGCGCGGGCTCACCTTTAAGGGTGCACCTGCGGCCGATGCCAACGGAAACGCTTGGACCAAGTACCCATCAGTCAAGGGCATGGAGGTGAAGTGGACCTCCACACTCTGGTCCCTGCTCGAGAGCTTCCAGAAGATCGGGGCGATCCAGCCCCGATGGGAGGGCCGTCAGCTCGTCCTGGTGCCCCCGGTCAACAAGCCGCTGGAGTCACTGCACCCGAAGCGCTGGCCGGCTGGGCGAACCAGCGGGGGAACCAACTCCTTGTCGTGGGCGGACATTGCTACCACGGTCCACGTCCTCGGGAAGGATGGCGCCCGGTTCAAGGTGCCGGTGCCGACGGACCCCAACTTCGACCCCCGCGAGGGGCGGGAGATTTCACTGGAGGCCAACTGGGTCGAGACTCAGAGCGACGCCGCGACGGCTGCGCAGGAGGCGCTACTGGAGAGGTCTCGCCCGAAGGAGGAGATCGTCCGGGACTGGCAGGCAGATCAGCCCGGGTGCTTCCTGCCCTGGGTGGACTACAACGTCGGGGACTGGTTCTGGGTTGAGCACGCCGCGGGTCGAGACCAGTGGCTCCGTGTCAGCCAGATTCAGGTTGACTACGCTGGGGGCCATTGCTCGGGCTCGACGATCTTCGGGACCATGATCGCTAACGCGCAGACGCGGCTCGCCCAGGAGGTTGCGGCCTCGAAGCTCTCGACCGGCACCGCTGCGGCGTCCACTGCGGAGCCGGTCCGATCCCGGTCCTCTCAGTCCAAGGTCGCCCAGACACCGGCCGTGATCCGGTCCAACACGCTGGAGGTGAAGGGCACGGTCACGGACACCGGGTCAGGACTCGAGACCCTGGTGGAGATGTCATGGCCTGCGCCGAAGCTCGATGCCAGCGGTGTCGAGCTGAAGGACAAGATCGTCGAGTACCGCGTGCGCATTGCCCGCGTCCGCAACTTCGAGGTGAACGGGACCAAGGAGTGGCTCGAGGAGACTCAGCTCGTCACAACGGCGAACAAGATCGCGTGGGGGAGCGCAGAGATCGGCGTTCGGTATCTGTTCTGGGTACAGGCCCGCACTGACAAGCGCATCCCGAGTGACTGGGACGAGTCCGGGCAGATGCTCCGGCTGGGGTGGACTCAGCCGCCGACACCAGAAGCATCCAGGCCGACTGTCCAGTCCCAGACGGGGGTTGCCACGATCTTCTTCAACGGGACGACGGCGAATCGACAGCCGGCTCCGTGGTGGGCGAACCGGTGGCAGGTGTCCATCCACCAAGCCAACACGTCTGAGCCGCCCAACGGGTGGCGGCCGACGGGCAGTGTCTACGACAAGAGCATCACCGAGGCTCAGGCGGCGCTGGACCCTGGTGAGAAGTACAACTTCCGCGTGCGCCTGCTCGCGCAGGACGGCAAGCCCGGCCCATGGTCGAGGCCGTTCCCGCACACGGTGGCCTCGGCCATCGACACCGAGGCGCTGGTGAAGAAGCTCACCGGCTCACAACAGCTCATCGACGGCGCCAAGGCCGCTATCGACAAGGACCTCCGAGCGATCCGAGAAGCACAGGAGAGGCTCGCAGGGGCGATGTGGGGCGGGCAGTACCCGCCTGACGAGGGCACGCCCGGTGAGTCGCTGTGGCTCGACCCGTTCGGCGACGTGTACCAGATGAAGACCCACTACTGACCGATACGCTTGTAGTACCTACTGACAGGAGGAACCATGACCAATGCTGCTGTGACCGACGTCCAGTGGTCCCCCAACTACTCCAGCGGCCGCCCCTACGGCGACGTTGACTCCATCACGATCCACCACTGGGGCGTTGACGGCCAGTCACACCAGAACGTGGTGAACTACCTCTGCCGTGAGGACGGCAACTCCAGCGCTCACTACGTCGCCAGCGCTGGCCGAGTGACTCAGCTGGTCCACGACTACGACCGCGCCTGGCACGCCGGCCCCGGCGGCAACCCCCGCTCCATCGGCATCGAGTGCCGGCCGGAGATGACCGACGGCGACGTGGCCACCGTGATCGGCCTGATCCAGGCGATCCGCGCCGAGCACGGCCCGCTACCCATCGTGGGCCACCGGGACTGGATGAACACCGACTGCCCCGGCCGTTGGTACTCGCACCTGTCCGAGCTGTCCAACGGCTCGGGCTTCGCGGCTGCTCAGTCGCCCGCGCCGGTGGTGGACGTGAACCCCTACACCGGCAAGTGGAACAAGTCCGACGGCCAGGGCGAGCTCCGGTGCACCGGCGTCTTCGGCATGGCGACCATCGGCCGGCTTCAGCAGGTCATGGGTACCACCATCGACGGCGTGCTTGACGAGGACGGCTCTCCCGCCATCGAGAGGTTCCAGGCGTTCCTCAACTCGGCCGTGCCGGCGGACACTCAGATCGCGCTGAACGACGCCCCAGCGCTGGAGACCGACGGCATCCTGGGGCCGAACACCTGGCGGGTGTTCCAGTACCTCGTGATCGCCTGGCACCGCGAGTACCTGCCTGCCGGTTGGGACTTCGCAGACTGGGTTGACGGGGAGCCCGGCACCGCCACGATTGGGGCGCTCCAGCGCGCGCTGAACAACTCCACGTCGGGGACCGGCAAGCTCTGGTGACGCCCCGCGAGGATGGCAACGCGACGTCGCTGTGGGCGCCCCGGATCGAGGCGCCGGCCAACGGCTTCGTGGTCCACGACATCGCGGTGCGCCGAGTGGCCTAGACTGGAGCCATGGCCGCACGATCGATCACTTTCATCTCGCCTGCGGCGGGTTGGGTTCAGGTCTCTCCTGTCCTGCCCGCCGCGGGCGGCGTTGACGTTACGAACCTCCCCGATGTAGCTCTTCGTGAGACCCCTGGGCGAGGCACCTACTCCATCTCCTGGGACGATGAGGGCTGGAACGACTGGTCCGCCTCGGGCGCTGTCAGTGACGGCGGCTCGGTGCAGACCACCAGCGACCTGACTCCCGCCGGCATTCAGGCAATGCTCGAGGCTTCGGCCGCGAAGACCGCGGCGAAGCCGAGCGGTGGCGCCGGTTCACCTGGCCCTGCTGGTCCGCCTGGGCCGGCGGGGCCTCCTGGGCGCCCCGGTGACGCGGGTCCCAGCAACCTGATGGTGCTGGAGAGGATTCAGCCGGTGCCGCCCGGAACGCCGGCTAACACCGTCCTGGTTCGGAAGGCGGTCTAATGGCTGACTCCGTTCTTCCCGCATTCGGGAGCTGGTGGCAGTCAGCCAGCCGCATCGTGGCAGATGGCATCACACTGCCTGCGGGCGCCACCTCGACGCCTTATGACAACAACGCCGTCCCGGTTGGGTCGAAGCGGTGGAGTGTCGAGCTTACGTACACCACCACCGCTGCGGCGACTCTCTCGATCCGGCACAACCACTTCAACGCCGCCAAGTCGAAGATCAGGCAGACGGCGATTGACGACTTCCCGCTCTCGGTGGGCCGCCTCGTCACGCGCCGTATCGACTTCCTCCTGTCTGACACGGATCAGCCGAACTGGCTTCCGTCGCTCGGCGCGGTCGGTGGCGATATCACGATCAAGGCGGTCAGCGTCTACGAGACTCCGGCGCCTGCGGGCCCCGCTGTCACGGTGTGGGACGGCCGCAAGGAGGTCCCAGCCACCATCACGGTGTGGGATGGGAGCAAGGAGGTCGCCTGCAGCGTTGAGGTCTTCACCGGCTAGACTGGTCCTCAGCCCACAAGGCCGAATGGAGGAATCATGCCTGGAAAGCACTCATCTGGTAAGTTCACCTTCACCGCGGAACAGCGCAAGGCCGCCTATGGCGTCATCGCAGCTGTCTTCTCCCTGGCGGTCGCCTATGGCGTCATCACGGCGGAGAACGCGGATGCAGTCATGCGCGCCCTGGGGCAGCTCGCTCCGGTCGCCGTTGCACTGTTTGCCCGCCACCACGTCGAGACCGAGTGAGTCCTTGGTAGGATGATCTCGTGCCCCTCTCGGGGGTCGGGTTGGGATGCGAATCGCCCTCATCGCTTAGCGGTGGGGGCGATTCGCTACGATTGGGGTTATGAACGACCAGCCCAAGATTGACGCCGCCGACATCATCAACCGCCTCTCCGCTGAGCTCTCGGCCATGACCACGCGGGCCGTGCTCGCGGAGTCACGTGTCGCCGAGCTGGAGCGCGAGCAGGCTGAAGGCGGCGCTGAGTCCTAATGGGGAAACAGCAGACATCTCCCAAGGGGAGCGTGTGGGCCGAGGTCGAGGACGACCCAGCCCTTTCCTCCGCAGCCAAGCTGGCGATCGCCACGCTTCAGGCCGCGGGGAAACTGCCCGTCGGGACGAACCGCATCATCGACTCGGGGGCTCTACAGGACCCGGCAGCGCAGACCATTGCGGCCGGCGTGGGGCGCTTCCTCAAAATCGAGGCCAACCAGATCATCGCCAGCAACGCCAACTTCGACGAGGCGGTGGCGAAGAAGCTGTGGTCGCAGATCGTCACCGCCAAAGAAGGCACCTTCGACAAAATCACGGCGAACATGCTCGCCGTCGGGGCGCTCGACGGCCAGATCATCACAGGTTCCACGGTGCAGACGGCCGGCTCGGGCCGGGGCCGAGTGGTCCTAGACTCGAACGGTCTCCGCCTGGTAGGCGCTGACGGGTCGGCCGACACGTTCCGCATCGACGCGAGGACCGGGGACATTGACATCACCGGCCGCCTCATGTCGAAGGACGAGTGGTCCTACACCCGGTTGTCGGACATTGGTGTGGCGGGCGGAGGGGCGACCAAGGTCCGATACGGCATGGGCCTGGTCCTGAACAGGTCGGTCGCACCCCTGCGGTACCCAGGTGGGATCATGCTCAAGCAAAATGAGCGCGGGGAGCTCCAGACCGTTGTGGCCCCTCCGTCCTCCGACTTCGATGTGTCCGGTCACTTAACGGTCGGAAACCGGGAGATCGGGTGGGGCGGAAACGCCGCCGCCTTCGCTATCAACGGCGGGAAGATCGACTTCCAGGTGAACGGCCGCACCCTGGAGATGTACGTCGGTCAGGCTGGAATCTCCTTCCAGAACGCGCTCAACAACACCCGGATCGTGGCTCAGGGCCAGCGGAACGGGGCGTTCTTCTTCGCCGGCGACCGATACACCACAGACAACGGCGTGCTTGCCGGCTGGGACCACTGGCGCATCTCCAGCGTCGGGGGCGGCCGCGACCTGGGGTTCGCCTCGGGGAGCAACGCTGGTACGTACATGTGGTCGAAAGCCAATGGCAACTACGCCTGCATCAACGGGGACGGATTCTTCACCACGGGGAAGACCAAGCGGTTCTCCATGCACGTCCCCAAGATGTCTGAAGAGCGGGGTGGCGCCATGCTTCAGCACATGGCAACCGAGTCCCCCTTCGACGGCATCGAGTACTGGAACGTCGTCGAGCTCGACTCGAAGGGGGAGGCATCCTGGGTCCTTCCGGATTACGTGCCCGCGATCGCGTCTCGGCGCGCGCCGTGGTGCGTGTTCTCGTCCTCCGACCGGGGTGCGTCTAGCGCCAGGCTGGAGCGCGGCGAGGACCAGTTCGTCGTCCACGTGACTGGCGAGCCCGGCGCGTCGGTGTCGGTGCTCGTGAAGGGTGCCCGAATCGTGGAGATCGAAGGCGCCGCAGGCGGGACCTGCAAGTGGCAGGACTTCGGGGACGGCGAGGCGCCGTGGTACACCCTGGACCTGGGGGTGGAGGGCGCGGGCCCCCACAAGAGCGGAGAGATCATCTGGTGAGGACGATATGGACCTGATTGAAATCACGCCGCACGTGGTGCCCCTGCTCACCGCGATTGTGGCCGCCGCGGCCGCGATGGGGGGCGCGTCCCTGACCCGCAGGACTCAGCGGGAGGCGAGCAAGGTACAGATTCTCGACATCACGGTCCAGCACCTGGCTGACCGGGTTGAGGCGCTGGAGAAGTCGGTCGCCGTCGCGGAGTCCCGCCGCGACGAGGCTGTGGAGTCGGAGCGGGAGGCGCACGCGGTGAAGTGGGTTGCCATCGACTACGCCGGCCGCCTGCTCCGGTGGGCTCGGGCTCGAACGGACGACACCCCTCCCGATCCGCCGGCCGAGATCGAGAAGCACATGTGAGACGAAGGGCCCGCCGCACCGATGAGGTGTGGCGGGGCCCTCCGCGGGCCGGGGGGGGGGGCAGGCACGTGTGTTTATA